TGGAATATCAGATCCCAATTATTGAAAAGGACATTGAAGAGGTCAATGCAGGCCTTGATTTGTTCGACAAAGCCCTAGATAAGGTCAAATGTACCAATAAGTATATGCTTGAGGGGAATCATGACGACTGGACCAATCGATTTGTTGAAAAATATCCCTATATGTCCCGTTTTGCCTTTAAAAACAGCTGTAAAATAAAAGAGCGCGGATATAAATTTTATGGTTACAATCGTCCGTTAAAGATTGGTAAATTAAATTTTATACATGGAGCCTATGCAACAGTCTATCATGCTAAAAAACACCTTGAAGCTTATGGCAGCAACATCGTTTATGGTCATACTCATGACGTACAGCGCCATTCGCTTACTAAGTTGGATAGCGGTACTATTGGTGCTTGGTCTCTTGGATGCCTCAAAGATATGTCAGCCGAGAAGAATAAGTGGCTGAGAGGAAGACTTCATAATTGGAATCATGCATTTGGTATTATTACCTGGTTCGACAATGGAAATTTTCAGGTAGAAACAATAGAGATACAGAAGGGGAAGTGTTTCGTATGGGGAAACGAAGTCGATGGAAACTAGGGTCAGTCGGGGGGATATAGAGTTAGATCATTACAATGATCAGGTTGGGTGTGCTGACCCCGTATTCCAAAGGAAAGTGAAGGGCATAACTCATTTTGCCTACAAAAATAAGAAAGAATTACTAAAAAGGCACAAAAACGCAAAAATTTCGGATGCGGGAGCCGCACAAGAGGGAGATTGGGTAGAGGCTCGTAATGGCGTTATGAGTCAGGTGCTGAAAACAGGCTCTATAGGGAAATCACAGTATATTCGCACTGTGTTAGGTCAGTTCAGACCATATAAAGGCAACAACCCTATCTCTGGTGAACCACATAAAAACATATATACTTTCTCCAAAAAGGATCCTTGGGACTATAAAGACAGGGAAATCCCAACAGAAATGGAGATATTGTTCGTAAGTCTCATATTTGGCAATGTTCCAAAAGAGGTTGCTTATATGCATTTATACAAAACGAACAACTTTGCCTATGCAAAAGAGAGATCAGCATGGCTTTTAAAACAAAAGAGGATAAAAAAAGTGATAAACGAGAAATTAGCAGATAAAATGGACAAGTTGAACATTACAGAGGATATGCTCCTTGAAGAGATGCGGGATAGTATACTGGCTGAAAATGGCTCCGTTAAGTTCAATTATATCAAATTAGCCACAGAAATGCGCGGAATGATGCCTAAAGAGAAATCTCATACGATTGGGCTCATGCAAAAGGAGATTCGTGGCTTTACCAAGCAAGAACTAGAAGCATTTACGAGGCCAGCACTTGAAGAAAAAAACGATATTGGAAAAGGTTAGTGATACAAAATCACGAATTGAAGCATCAGAGCAGGCTACTTTAGATGGACGAACCGCTGATAAGGCGATTAGGCTATGTCCTGTATGCGATACTTGTTACGATACTAAATATTACAAGGATTACGCTGATATGGATAAGGTTACTTATTATGAAGATTTTCCCAAATATGGCAAAAAAAGAGCAGTGTGTCCGAAATGCTCGTAAAGTTAGGAAAGAAATACTTCTGGGGATATCCAAAGCGTCAAAAATGGGGAAATACTAACTATATCATACGGTTCGATCCGTTAAAAAAGAATTGAATCCCCATGTGGGATTATGCAATAGGTGCTTTAAAGTTTGTTTTATGTTTTATGGTGGCGTGGGGATTGAAGAATAGCCCAATGGCACTACCCGTTTCCTGTGTATGTCTAGCAATAATAGGGGTTATAGCGACAAGAAGTATTTATGAAAGAAGCTGATTTTAATATAACACCCCCACCATCAGTTATGGCAGAGCGTGATGAGGTTCTAAGGAAGGCTTATTCTGATCTGGTTTTCTTTGGAAAGGCGTTTTTACCCAAAGATTTCTTAAACAAGAGCAAATCTCCTGAATTTCACTACGAAGTGGGAAAAAAGCTAATCAACACCAAACCAGGGAATAGGACCTGTATCATACTTCCAAGGGGTTTTGGTAAGTCAATTCTTTCAAAAGCAGCAATTGTTCACAAATTATGCTTCGTAGCTAAGGATGAGCAGCATTTCTTCGCTTGGATATCGGAAGAACAAACCCAAGCAATCGATCATATCAAGTACATTAGACAGCATTTTGAAGATAATAAGATGATTAAGTATTATTTTGGCAATATGGACGGTGGATTGGTTGGCAAACGATGGACAGAGAAAGATCTGGTTACAGCCAGAGGAGACAGGATTATTGCAAAAGGTACCAATCAGAGGCTTAGGGGTCGTGCCGAGGTGGACGTTCGTTATACTGGTATCATTTTAGATGACTTTGAATCTGAATTAAACACAAAAACACCCGAAAGACGATCTGAGATTAAGAAATGGGTAGTATCAACGGTGTATCCCGCCCTGGAGGAAAGTCCTGGTAGAGAAGGGTGGATATGGTTAGCGGGTACTATTGTTCACTATGACAGCTTCTTACAGATGACATATGATGGTTTTATGAAATCAAAGGACGATGGCACTACATATTCGTGGGATGTTGTCTTTAAAAGGGCTATTCAAGACGAAAAGCCTATGTGGGCAGAACAATTTCCCCTTTCAAAGCTTAAAAAGAAAAAGAAAGAGTTTATTGAGGCGGGGCTTGTAAACAAGTTTGCTCAGGAATATATGAACGATGCTAGGGATTTAGGCTCCGCAGCGTTTAAAATAGACAGAGTTAAGAACCATAGCTACCAATTTAAGGCAGAAAACAAGTTTTCATACCTAGCGGACAAGGATCATGCAATACCAGTTAACATTTACATTGGAGTTGACTTAGCGGCTACAGCCTCTGAAACCTCAGATTATCAGGTAATTTTGGTAATGGGGATGGATTCTAACCAAAACAGGTATGTTTTAGAGTATTTTAGGGAACGAATACCTACTTTCGACGTACCAAAGAAGATAATAGAGCTAACTAAAAAATATCATCCCGTTAGAAGGGTGACGATTGAAACAGTAGCAGCACAGGAAATGGTCAGAGATATGGTCACCAGGATGTCTGCAAAGGAGAGAAGGCTGATGCCAGGGGTATTTAAAGGCGTAAAGCCACCACCTGGGATAAAAAAGCAGGATAGACTTGAAACCTCATTGGGACCAATCATTAACAGTAAGAAGCTTTATATCCGTGAAGACATGACAGAATTGGTCGATGAGATCTTTGAACACCCAAAACCACGAAACGACGACCTAATGGACGCTCTATATTACGCTGATTACTATGCCAGACCACCAAAAAGTAAAAAAATGGACGTTGAAGACTATGAAGAGTCAATTGAGGAAAATATGAGGCGTCCAGTTAAGAAAGTGTACAATTGGATTACAGGTTCTAAATATTAATATTTAAGGTTTGCATATTACGATAATTATGATACATTACACGGGTTTATATTAAATGCCAAGATTCGGAACCAGAAGCAAAAGTAGACTACACACCTGCGATGAGAGGTTACAAGACCTGTTTAAAGAGGTGGTAAAGTCGTTTGATTGCACTGTTTTGGAAGGTCATCGTAGTGAAGAGAAGCAAAACGCTGCGTATAAAAAAGGCAATAGTAAACTTAAATATCCCAAGGGCAAACACAACAAGGTGCCTAGCGTTGCAGTTGATGTGATCCCATACCCAATTGATTGGGAAGACCGAGATAGAATGCATTATTTTGCAGGTTTTGTCTTGGGAATCGCAAAAAAGAGGGGTTTAAAGATCAGATGGGGCGGCGATTGGGACATGGACACACATACCAAAGATAACAAGTTTGATGATTTAGTACATTTTGAAATAAAGGAATGATGAAACCCAGCACAGATACGGTGCCAGCAATGCTGACGCCAGGAGAGTTCGTTATAAGAAAAGACGCTGCCGAGGAAATAGGTCCCGAAAAGCTTAATATGCTTAACAACATTGACCGCCTTGGTCAATCTGCGTTACTAGAAAACGCCAGATCTCCAATGGGATATCAAGAAGGTGGAGATGTAAAATCTGGAGGGTTTTTTAGTTTATTTAAAGATAAAGTTGGCGGGTTTTTTGAGCAACAGGGCAAGAATTGGGAGAGAGCCGCTGAAATGGAGGAAAAGATTGGGGTTAGAAATCCATTTTTAAAAACAGCAGAGGAGCAACTAGCTCTACAGGGTAAAAAACA